CAGCTTTTTCCTGTTTTTTCGTCCTGTTTGGAACAATTGTTGCTCTATTCCTCTTTCCGTTCTTCATTGCCGCCCGTCGCTGTGAACGATTCATCTCTGTTCTCTCCTTTCCGTGTCATTATTGTTGCACCGGTGCAACACCGACGCTATTATGCTACTCGATTGTATTTGTGCTGCATCTCCTCGATGTCATCAATTAAATAATACTGGACCGTCATATCAGGCTTTGCATGCCCCAGTAATTTACTTACCAGCAATACATCCCCAGTCTTGCGGTACAGCACACTCGCAAAGGTTTTCCGATACACATGCACGGTTGCCTTGATCCTAGTCACTCCCCCACGCAGAGCCATTTCTTTAGCCAGCTTTTCGATTCCGTAGGTGTGCATCCGGTTATACGGTGCCCGATCTGCCAAAAACAGCGGATCAGTCCCGGGCCTGTCCCCGATATAATTTCGTAGTGCCATCACCGCTACTGGCGTAAGCATTCCGGTGCGGTAGGTATCCGTTTTTTCTGCGTAAATTGATACCTGCTTATTTGTCAGATCAATATCTGACACATTGAGGTAAGAGATTTCTCCAACTCTCATGCCGGTACAGATCATCAACTCAAACAACGCCTTCTCCTTTGGCGTTTGCAGCGCATAGCGGATAGTTTCAACTTCCTCATCTGTCAATCGTACCTTCTTTTTCTTGATCTGCTTAACCTTATCTACTCCGTCAACAATATTGTCCTGGATATGTCTCTTTTTAAATGCCCAACCAAAAAATGTACATAAATACCGGTATATTGTGGATTTATAGTTATGGCTGATGTGATCACGATAGGATCTGATTGCAAGATAATCTGTGATATCCTGTGCCGTCACATATTTATAATTCTTATTCACAAATTCAAAAAACTTACTGATGATCCCGATATAACTTCTGATAGTACCGGCATGTAGTCCTGCTGCCACGCCGTCTACACAATACCTTTGCATTAACCACTCATTGTCATGCTCCATAGTCATAGGCAGCTGTTTGATCTCTGTCAACTCGAAATCCTGCATTTTAACATAAAGAGTGATTTTCATGCGGTCAATCTGCTCCTTGCTTAAAAAATCGTTCAATTCATAGGCAACTTCGTTGATCAGGTCGTTTTTCGTCATAAGCGCACCTCTTTCATGTTGCCTAAGGTATCACATTATGATATGATGTCCTTAAGCAGTTGAGCGGTAGATGATATCTTTGGTCGGATGGTCTACCGCTGTTTTTATGTAACGATTGCAGTCCTTCTGCAGCTGGAATTTCAAACGGTGTATTATGATACTTATTACACTTTTAACTTTTTTCTTTCTCTATTACTCCTTTCGTTATCCGGATGGATTCCGGGAATGCCGTACAGATATGTACGACTCTCCCAGGACTTCCGTAGCACGTTATGTACTACATTCCGAAATACTTCCGAAACCAGAAACAGTCATTCCAATTATGGAGCCGGTCGCAAACAGGATCATTAGTATCAGCGTAATTTTTCACTGTTACTCCCTCTGCCATTTCATCTTCCCAGATATCCGCTTCGCGCTCGTAGCTGTCCAGGTCTACATTACTCTCGTCGTAATTCGGATCCAGATCGTAATCATCATAATTGTTGTGTCTTCTCATTTGCATTTCCTCCCATAGGTTTTCATATTTTTGCAAGACGTATTTGTCTTACATATGGATATGTCAAAAAAAACCGTAAAGAAAAGCATTTTTTTGATAAATATTTTTATTTTTTCAACTTTTTCTTACATAAATATTATTTATGCATCTAGTTTATACAAAAATCTTTTTTTATTCGTTTGCACAATGAATTTGCATACAGCTTCGGGTCTATTATAGATTCTGCAATTATTTTGCTAACGTAATATTTTTTGTCACAGTTCGTGCTATCATTTTTGATATAGACCACATAAAGACCGTTATCATCGTCGTCAACAGAACAAGAACATTGCAATTTCATAAATGTATTCCTGTTTACATCCATGCAAAGATTATTGACTTCGTCTTTTATAACTTCCCATGCATCCATTTCTTTTACCAATACCTTTCCTTCGCTAATTTATGGATTCTATTTCATCCAGGCAGGCATTCCAACCATCCATCGTTCCTCTGACATAATCTCTGCCGAGATCTTCGGCATCGATCATCTCTGTTTCACGTTCCGGCAGCTCCCTGAGCGGACACCAATCCGGCTTTTCACGTGTATTAGAATCAATTGCTTTTCCTAGCGCAAACGCATGACATCTTAACCTACTTCCAAGCGGTATCATATAGTTTAAATTACATTCACAACACGATTCCGGCATGTCCATCACTAATACTGCTTTAGCCATATTCTTCTTCCTTTCTTCACTAAATTTCAGTTTTATTGTGTAATAATACGTACCGTTACACAGGTAAATAGTTTTCCAGTGCCTGTCGGATCACCCAGGAGATAGGTCTGTCCTGCTGCCGGCAGTAATCAATTAATCTCTCGTACTGCTCCGGATCCATGCTGATATCTTTCCGGATGTTCTTCTTACCTTCTTTCCTTGGTCTCGCCATACCTATCTCCTTTCGTTACACAATTTTTCCGATATTTCAGTTTACCTATCGAACATACTCATCTGTCCGGGTATGTCGTTGCTCTGCATCCACCATAAATATACTTCCTCTCCGCACGTCCACTTTGTGTTCTTTCCTCGGAATCTCCTCATTTCAAGCATCCGATCAAATGCTCTTATATACGCAGTTTTATATTTGGGGAAATCATATATTTCCCGTTCTCTCTGACATTTTTTTGCCAGAGGACAGGCTATACACCCAAGTCTATCGTATCCCCAGGAATACATCTCACAAACCGGTATATTTTCGCCATTGATAACATTCCATATATCCACTGCTTTCCAGTCAATAATTGGATTAACTACAGTTTTAGCTTTCATCTGGCAGTTTTCAAATAAC